CACCACCAACGGCAGCGCCCACACCTAACGCACCAGCACGCCCAGCAACTTTTCCTGCTTTAGGCGCATATCGTGCAGCAGCAGCGCTAATTCCGCCTTTTCCACCACCGTTTGTAATAGCAGCTAAAGTAGATGCACCAGCTAAATACGTCAAAGCAGTGGCAGCTAAAGTAGCCGCCCCAGCTAAAGCTGGGTGCTTAGTAGCAAGGTCTGCAAATTGGCCAGCCAACTTACCAATGGTCGGTGTTAAATTATCCATAGCAGCTTTGGTGCCAGCGTCTTTAGCTTGCTCTGCCGCGCGTACTTGGGCAGATGCGGTGCCAGACATAAGCTCGTAATTAACGTCATTAACGCCGTATTCAGTACGGTTTCTGCTAATGGCTGTATCCACGCTGTTTACAACAGACTTATTGCGTAACCCCATTAATGCACCCATCGCCTGCATATCTTGGAAGTACTTACCGATCACCGAGCCTTCAGATAGTGCATTAAGTGATTCGATTAACTCTTTTTGTTCTGTTTTGTCTTTGCTGACCTTAAGTTTAGCCATTACCGCTTTCATTTGCGGGTTATTAGCAGCCTCTTTATCAATGATGTTCATCCATGCGGTCACGGCATCAACACCTTTGACACGTTGATCCATCAGATACTTACCTAAATCACCACGGCCAGCCTTATCAAAGTCTGTTGCGGTATCTTTACTACTTAGCTTAGCCAGTAGATTTTTAACGTTATTTCCAGCTTCGTCCGTGCTGCCAGAGGTTAAAATAGCCGCCTGGTTCATCGTCAGCACTTTTTGCAAACCATCTAAACCCATCAACCCTGATTTGGCTGCAAGAGGCAATTGTTGCGATAGCCATTTAGCCTGGTCTTTAATCTCAAAACCACCAGCTTGGCCAGATGCGGTAATCATATTCAATGCAGTACGTAACTCTTTATCGCTACCAACAATTCGCTGGCCTTCAAGCACACTTGTCAGGTTGGCAATATCAACAGGTGCTGCATTAGCGCCTGTAGCCGTCTTCATCACAGTAGGTAAAAAATCAACAGACTTTTGATACCCAAGCACGTTCTTTGCAATCATTGCATCGAGCGCTTCAGCAGCTTGATCACGCGTGCCGCCACCAATTCCACGTTGAGTAGAGCGGTTGATTACTGCTTCGAGTTCTTTCATGCCGACTTTACGGCCAGATACATCACGCTCTGCAAATGCAGTATTTGCCATTGATGCTAAACGTTCATCAAAGCTCATTGCTTTAGATGCAGCCCCTTTAATCACATAGCCACCAGCGCCAACAGCCGCACCAACCGTCATGGCTATTTGCAGTTTATTGGCAGCGCCCAACTCACTTTTAAGTTCACGCACCTTTTTAAGTTGCGCATCATAAGCACGGTTTAACTCTTTAGCACTCAATGCGCCGCTTGCGGCTAAGCGCTTGTAGGCTGCCTCGGTATGTTGTATTTCACGTTGGACTGCACGCTCACCACGCACGCCAAGCACCTCACGTGCTTGTGACAATTTCTCATAGCTTGAGCGTTGGCGGTTGTTAGATTGAACCGTTAGGTTTTCAGATTGACGTAATGCCTTTTGTTGCAACTCTGCTGCTTTGGTAATGCCGCGCGTAGCGCCATCACTCAGCTTAAGTTTTACTTCAACATTGACAGACATTAAAAAAGCTCCAGTACCTTTTGCGGACACTGAAGCTTAATAGGTTTGGTGATTCTAACTTACGCTGGAAACGTTTCCAGCGGAATGGTGCTAGGTAAACACTCTGCCTTCAAACTCTGCTGCTATTTTTGCATAAGTAAATAACTTACTTAAAGGCCATGTTGTAATCTCAGAGTCTTGTTGGTTAAGCACCTTCATCACCAATGCTGTTGCAGTAATGATGCGCCTTACTTTTTTAGTGAGGCTTCCTGCTCTGGTGTTAATGCCTGAGAATTTTCACCACCATCAACTGCCTCAGCCTCATCGGCACTCATCATTTTGTCAGCTATTGCCTCAGCACGTCGATAATCAACACCATGCAACTGGTTGATTAAAGTTTCATCTGTGCCAGTTAGGCTGGCGATTAAAGCAATCCGCTGTGCTACGCCGCCACGAACATCAAAAGACAAATAATCAGCAGCGGTTGTGTAACCACGGAAATTAAGCTCGCTAATCGTTGTTTTCTCACTAAGTTTAAGTGGGTGTTTGAGAGTAAGTTTTTTCATGTTGAATTAACCAATCTTCTCAGAAGTGTTGGCCATGATCGTCATCTTGCTTTCGCCGCTATCAACAGGAATCGGCTCAGTTACAAATGCCTGACTCAGCAAGAAAACACTGCCATCCGCTAGGCGCACTGTGACGTCTTCATTTTCAATATTGTTAATTGCGATCACGTCCACACCAGCAAGCAGGTTGATGTTAAGTTCTAGCTTTGCAGGTTCTGCCGAGCCTGACCAACCACCGTCTTCAGGTAACCGTCCAGGCTTATGCTCACGCTTTGTTCCGCTTGGCGTAAATGTGCCAGGATTAGCCGCAAGTGGTAATTTTCCGATGCTAGGCACGGATACCGTGCGAATATTGTTAATTTGTGCCATTTTAAAAGCCTTTCAAATTGGGTTTAAATACGCTTCAACCATCATTTAAACCCCTGTCAAACTAAGTTTTGCAAGGGTTAGTCTAGGAAGTCGCTATCAATTAATAAACTGGTACCGCTTTACGGAACTGAGAACGGCCAGCCAACACGTAGAACGGTGATAACAACACAGGGTCATCTTTATAGTTGAATCTGCTAGGGTTGGTTGCATCCTGTTCAACAACCAGCGTTTCCTTGTAGTAATCGTATGCCTGCACCCAGCCTTTTTCACGCATGAGCCAATGCTGATAAAGGCTTAACAAAAGGGCGCGCACATCATCTACCGTCGTAATGCGTAAGCCCGGTCTGTAGCCTTCATTGTTTTTTGCAGCAGCGGTGCCAACAAATCGCTTAATTGCGGCAATACGCTGCTCATAGCGGATGCGCTCCATTGCCTCAGCGGCATTAATATCAAGATAGGCATCATCTGCACTGCCATCTGGTCTGTATTGATACATAGAGATTAAGCGCTTGATGCTGCATGAGCCATCTTTGGCAATCTGCATCACGCTCATGCCCTTAAATAGCAAGCTGTTAGCATTCGTCCAGTCGTGGTAATTAAGACCAATCATGCCAGGCAATGGAACACCTTCTAATGATTCCACTGGGTTGTTATAAAGCTTGGGTGCAGCAGCAGCGGCAACCATCGCAGCCGCCTCCCATGTGCTAGTTGGGTTAATGTCTAAACTTAAATCTACAATATGCTCATAGTTTTTAGTCTCACCAAAAGCAGCTGCAGCAGCATAGTCACCACGATGTGCGGTAAATGCGCGAAAGCCTGCTTGTACTGGAGGCAGGTAACGCGCTTGGCTCTCGGCGTGCCAAGCAGCTAGTGTTGCTGCATCATTAATGCCCAATGCTACATAGCGATACCACTTCTGACCGAGAATTGCGGTGAGATCACCTGGTGCAGGGTCGCCAGTGCCGCCAGTCATGGCGCTGATTGTTAGGCCTAAACCATCAGGCCTCTCTTCACCGTTGATACTCAAGCGCAAATCGATGCTGTTACCGCATGTGCCTTTATGGCGGGCTGTCAGTGTGACAGTGCTTGCAACAGCAGTAGCCGTCACTGAAACATCATCAGTAGCTGCGTTAATGGCGTTGACAATTGCAGTAGCAACAGCTGGTGTAGCTTCGTTTGCAGTAACACCAACACTTACTAATGCGCCTTTGATGTATAAAGGGATTGTTCCGGCTTCAGTTGGCACTGCATTAACCACGATGGTGCCAGTAGCAGCTACACCAGCTGGGTTGTCAGCATAAGGCAGCAAGTAAATATCCAACACCTTATCAATGGCGCGATAGCGCTTAACCATTTGTGCCAAATTAGAGCCTGCGCCTGCTTTGGCTTCAGCATCTTTTACGCCACTTACACGCACAATCTCGCCAGCTGGTGCTATGCCGCTAGCTAGCTTTTGCCCAACAATCACTACAGCCGGAATGTCTTCACCCAAGCCAGCTTGTGAACCGTCAATTTCTACATATGCACCAGGGTAGCGTAACGCCGCTGGGATTGCCTGAAAACTAATCATAATTTATCTCCTGTGTAATCTACACTTTCAAAGGGTGGTGGGTCTGGTAAGTAATTGGTGATTACCGCATCAAAGCTGTAGCTCTCTGCCCAAAAGACCTGTTTTTCTCGGTACTGCAACACGCGGCCACCGTTAAAAACTATCGGGCGTACGTCTGGCTCAATCTCCCAGCCCAATAACAAATTCTTAACTGCCAAACGGTAACCAAGTAGCTCATCATCAATCTCATTTATTTTGTGGCGGCGGGCGTTTTCTATGCAGATCACCACATCAAAAATATTGGTTGTATCTTCAGCACGCTCACCAACATGACGTGACTTATCATTGCTGTGAATCACCCATGCAGCTGGCAATGGCAATGCCTCAAGATTGATTAGGGCATAAGCTGCGCCACCGTCAACAGCCCTAAACCATTGCTTCTCAAAGCCAGCAGGTTTATCCGCTAAACGCTCTATGAGTGGTGTAAGCGATATCATTACCAATCGTCTCCAGACGCATAGGCACTGCCATAGCGCTGAGTATTGCTAGAAATGCTAATCACATCCCCCTCAATCACTGGGTCAGTAGGTGAAGGCGGGATCAAGTTGCTTTCACCACGCGCATGCGATTTAAGCATGCCAATGGCAGCGTCATAAGCCGATATTTCTGGCTTATCTAATCGCTCGGCCCCTTGCAGGTAATACAAGGCAATAGTTGAGCTTAATCGCGCCAGTAACGAGGTTTGCACAGTTGCCGGAATGTCATAACTTAAAATCACTGCATCGGCATCGGTCAAAGCTTTGTCGATTGCATCTAGCGCTTTATTGAGCGCCAGTTGCTCAGCTTCGGTATAACCTGTGACATCTGCCCCCTCAATGATTGCGCGCAGCGCTTCATGTGGCGGCATGTCCATATCAGCTGGCACAGCCAACTGAGCAAGACGGCGCGCATTGGAGCGTGCGAGCAAATCAGAGCGGGTAGCAAATGACATAGTTATTGAGCGCCTGCTTGACCAGCAGCGGCAGCTTCAGCAGCTAAACGTACAGCCTCTAACTCAGCCCATACTTCATCACGCTGCGCAGCACTTACATCAAAACCAACAGCAGCCGTTAATACAGTGGCATTAGGCAAGCCGCTCTTGGTCCAGTTGCCATCAACTGTTTTATCTAAAGCCGTCATTGCCTCTTTGATTGCGGCTAATTTCTCGGCATCAGATAACTCAGTCGGCCCAGATGCAGCAGTATTGCCAGCTGTACCGGTTGCATCTTGATTAGGGTTATCAACAGATGCAGTCTCAACATAGCCTTCAGGTTTTTCTAGGCTTGTTTCCAGCATTTGCTCGTTTTCTAAACGCTCTTTAGTTGCATCATCAACCTCAAATAGCGCCCATGCCAGCGTGAACATAATCGCGCAACGGTGAAACTGTTGAAGCCCCATTTTTGGTTTAACACGTACATATACTTTACTCATGATAATTTCCTTTTTCTGCCCAACCCCACCCATAAATGGGCGGGGAATTATTGCTCTTGGGTGGGTTATTTAGTGAATTACAATGCCATTAGTGGACTAACCACCAACTCAACCTTGCCGTAGTTGGTATTACTTGCACCGTTGGCCTTATTGATTGCTTTGAGCAACGTTTCAGCCGCCGCCATGTTGTCTGGGCCAACCACCAAAGTATCAGGCACGATATTTAATTGACGGTTGCCGTCACCCTTGAACTTCATCATGCCCTTGAAAGCAGCATCAAAGTTAGCTTCAGTCAATGCCAGTTGTGATCCAAAAGCTAATTGCCAGAAGCCGTAAGCCGCATCGCCGCGCCAGCGACCGCCCCAACTGAAAATATCTTGTTCAAACGATAATAGATCGCTTGCTTTAAACTCAGCAGCCATACGTTGTTGCAAGTAAAGCGGCTTAGGTGCGCGTTTGGTGCATAACAATGCCCAAGGCTCTAATGCACCAGCCTGCATGTTGCTCACAGAAACTGACACACCAGAACCATCTTCATTTGGGTAAACTGGGTGATCAGTATCAAAGAAATACTGG